CGTCACCCACGAGCAGCATCCACGGCTCTCGCCCGCGGCTCTGCCGATAGGCGAGGTTCACCTTGTGCGCGAACGTGGCCGGCCGGCCGCCGAACGCGTCACCGCGCATCGGGTTGCAGACGGTCAGCGAGTCGCTCTCGCGGAGTACCGAGCGCCACGCCTTGATGTTGTCGACGTCGCCCAGGTCGGCCATGACCGACACCCGCGCGAGACCGGTCGACGCGATCAGCGAGGCCATGAATCCCTCGGCGTTCTGTGGCCGGCCGCGGGTGGGCACGATCACCTCGACGCGCTCGCGCGCGACGGGCGGTAGGTAGTGCTGCCAGAAATCCGCCTCGCCGAGCCAAATGCTCTTGTGGTGCGTGGTGCGCACGCCGGTGTACACGTGCACCGGGATGTCGAGCATGCCGAGCCGAGCGCAGAACGAGAGATCCTCCGAGAGCACCCCGTCCGCCGCCGCCATCCGGTCGTACCACGCACCCGGAATCTCCTCGAACACCCGCCGGTGGATGACGATGGCCGCGCTCCCGGTCGCCTTGCAGCGCACGAGAGAGTTCACGGGGTACGTGTTTCGAGCCCGGAAGCGACCGGCCTCGAAATCGAAGATGGTCGACTGTGGCCAGGCACGCATGCCGCCCATGCCGTCGTCACTGATCTCGCGGTTGGCGAAACACAGCGCGCCGACCACCGGCCGCTCTTCCACGTCGGCCACCGCGAGCAGCCGGTACGGCGCGTCGGGGTCGAACCCCATGTCGGTATCGAGGAACAGTAGCCACTCCTCGGGACCGGCGAGGAACGCCTCGGCTACCCGGTTGCGCGCCGCCGCGAGTCCGTCGGTGCCACCGCGGGTGTCGATGAAATTGGTAATCAGTCCGTCGTGCGCGTTGTCGAAGTCGATCATGCGACGCAGGGACAGAACGAACGACGCGCTCGCGTTGTTCTGATGGACGTACGCGACGCAGACCGAGCCCGGCTTATCCACGTGTCGAGCGCGGCTTGCGTGCCGTGCTGGCGTCGGTGGTGCGCGGCTTGCCGGCCTTAGGCTTCTCCGCCGCCTCGACGTCGCCGATCGCCATGTTCAGCGTGGACGGGTCGACCGTGGTGCAGAGCACCCGCGGTACCGCCATGAAAAACTCCGGGCGCGCCTTGACGAACGGGTCGCGAGCATCCCACACCTGGCCCTCTTTCAGGTATAGCGTGCGGCCACCCCACCCGACCGAGGTGGAGCACTCGGCGAACACCACGGGCGGCACGCCCTGCGTGGGCGCCTCGGGGTTCTCGATCGGCGTGGCCGGCTTGTCGTCATCTGCGTTCATGATCGAATCCCTTCCGAATTACCGGATTGCATTATCGGTAATTCGATAATCGTGGACGTGTGGACGGATGAACCGCGGGGCGCCCGCCGTCCACAACAGGCGCCCCGCGGTGTCTTACGTGTTGACCTGCACCCGGAACGCGTTATCCGCGACCGAGTCAGACCCGATGCGCGCCCAACCGAGCCGGCCGCGCGAGAGGCTAGGCAGGTTGTTCGCCGTGGCGAACAGGTGCTGAACCGTCTCGAACGTCATGCCCGCTCGCTGCGCGATCACGAAGTTCTGGAAGTCACCCACGACGAGACGCGACGCCGCGCCGGTGGTGGTGTTCAGAGCCGGCGCGTAGTCGCTCAGGTACACCGGCCGACCGTTGATCTTGGAAATGCCGTCGGCCGACAGGTCGACCGTGAAGTACGCGGACGACGAGCCCGCGGCCGCCGCAAACTGACGGATCGCCGACTCGACCGAGACGGACATGAACCACGACGCCTTGTCCCGGAACCGCTTCTGAAGAGCGTTCCACGTGTTGAACACGTCGACGCCGCCGAACGCGCCGTCGGTGGTCGAGACCACCTGAACCGTGGTGCCACCCGCGACGATCGCCGGGAAAATCCCCCACGGCTCAGAGGTGCCGGACCCGGCCGCGGTCTTCAGCGCGATGAGATCGAGGTAACCCTGTTCGAGCAACCGCTGAATCTCGGTTGCCCAGTTGGGATAGTCCTGCGCGATCTCGAACGAGTACGGGATGAACCCGCGCGCCGCGTACGCGGTGACGGTCGGCTGAGCGAGCGCGGTCATGTCGTCCGAGACCTCGGCCGCCTCGGCGTCGAATGACCACGACGGCGCGACGGACGACACGCCCTTCCAGATCTGGTTAGTGATCTGCTCGACTCGCGAGATCCGCAGCAACGGGATGTCAGCCGCGCCGCTCGTGAGGATGATCGTGGGGTCGATGACGATCGGCACGCCGAATCCACCCGCCGTGGTCGTCCCCTCGGACGCCGCACGCTGCTCGCCCGGTGCGTCGCTGAGGTAGTACCGCATCTCGTGGTCCTGGAATGCGGCCACCGCACGCGACTCCTCGGGGGTCAGCGCAGCGCCGACGCCGTGGTTCGCGTACTTGGTGAACGCCGACCGGTAGTACGGGTTCTCAGTGACGAGCATCCGCTCGGCGATGATGTCGCCGTCGAACCACTTGGAGCGCTTGCCGAACATGCGCTCGATGCGAGCCTGATTCTCCTCGGAGACGAGACCCTCGCCGCCCCGGCCGTTGCCGGCGCGTTCGAGCATCCGCATGGCGTGGTCGCGGCGCTGGCCGCGCGAGAGGTTGCGCACCTCGTCAGGGTCAGGCGCCGCGGTCGAGCCGTGCGTGGGTGCCACCCGGCCGCCGCCGCCGTTGCGCTCGTGCGCCTCGTTGGCCCGCGCGGTGCGCTGGTCCGCCTCTTCCGCCTCGCGGATCTGTGAGGCCATCTGGTCGATCTCGGCGATGAGGCCGATCTCGGTGGCGTTGTGCGAGCGGTGCTCGGTGAGCGCCGAGTCAAATCCTGTCTGCTCTTCCGGGGTCAGGTCGCGTGCGCCCTCGGCGCGCGCCTCGGCCGCAGCGATGATGCCGTCGGCCAGTGCGCGGGACGCTGCCCGCGCAGTCTGCGCCGACTCAAGCCGCGCCTGCAGCGCAGCGAGTTGACGCCTCAGAAATTCCAGCATCGTATGCCCTTCCGCCTATTCGGATGGTCTTGGATGCTGCTCGCCTCGTGGGTGGTGCGCGAGGTGGTGCGGGATGCCTCCCGCCCGGCGTCACGTCCGGCGCTCTCGGTGTGCAGCGGTTATGTAGTTGATCGAGATGTTACCCCATGGATGGGTGAGTGCTCACGCGTCGAGCATCGCGAGCCGAGCCCGCGCCAGCGAGAGCGAGGAACCGCGGCTCGACGTGGCCCCGCCCTCGACCGGCGCGGGGGTCTGGATATCGAACCGTGCGCTCAGACGCTCCCACAGCGTGCGTGCCGCGGTGTCGTCGAGCCGGTCGAGATCGAGCGCGCGGGTGGCCGCCTCGACCGAGGTGGCCGGATTGGCGCCAAAGTTGACGACGCTCACGTCACCGCGGTCGATCGAGTACTCGGTGATCCGACGCTCGGAGTAGTCCGGCGACCACGACTGACGAATGATCTCGAACGCGAACGACATCTCGTCGACGGCGCCGTCTTCCATCGCGATGATCATGTCGCGCACGTCGCCGCGCTTGGTGTTCACCTCGGCGTCGATCGCGAGCCCGGTCGAATCCTCGGCCAGGGTCAGCGAGCCGGCGCGCGTGTAGGCCATGGACAGGCCGGCGTGGTTCAGGAGTAGCTGCGTGGCCGGACCCTCACTGAGGGTCTTGGCGCCGGCCGCCGCGCCGACCACCTCGTCGTACTCGCCGAACATGTCCCACATCGTGTAGGGGTGTTCATAGACCGAGGCGTACCCGCGCACGCGCATCGCGCTCGGCTTGCCGGCCACCGCGCGCACCTCGAACACACACGGGTAGGCGCGGCGCACGCGCACCCGGCCGGCGTCCCGCGCCGATACGTCAGCTAGCTTGATCGTCACGCTGCGCCCCCTCCCGCGCCCACCGCGGCCGGCGTTCCGGTAGCGGTCTTGCCCACGTCGCCCTCGCCAGCGTCGGGCTCGGGCGCCCCGATGGCGCTCAGGGGTTCGTCGCCCCACTCGACTGGCTTCATGTCTTCCTTTTCGCGCACCTCGTTCGGCGTCGTCCACTGTCCCTGCAGCGCCATCGTGTACGCGCGGAACCGCTCGATCGTGGTGGTGGAGAGTAGTGCATTCCGGTTCAGTTTCACATACTGCCCGCGTGGGGTGAGCGAGGACAAGAGACGATCACACCGGTTGAGCCACTTGTTCAGGGTGTAGACGAGCAGGTGCAGCGACCGGCCCTCGACCGTCGCGTACGTCAGCGACCCACCCGAGTCGTACCCCAGCACCTCGGGCACGCCCGGTCCGTAGATCCGCGCACACTGCGCCGCGGTGAACTGATTCGTTTCGAGGAACTGAGACTCCTCGGGCGCGATCGACAGAGCCTGGTACTTCCATCCCTTGCCGAGCACGGCCGGCTCACGCGTGCCGCGGATCGCGTTCATGAACTTCGACTTGACGGTCTTGGCGCGAGGCTCGCTGATCTCCTCGTCGTCGTTGGTGAGCAGGCCGCTCGGCGTCGCGTTGTTGGTGAAGTAGCTCGCGCCGAACCGCTCGACCGCGATCGACAGACCGAGCGTGGTGGCGTGGTATTGGATCGGGCTCAGACCGAGCACGGCGCCGGGCCACGGGTAGACCCTGCGGTGGTACACGTTGCTCGCGTCGGGGACCGGCCGGCCGCCGAGCGTCCAGTCGATGCGACCGTCGACGCGGTCGGCTGACACCTGTCCGGGGTCGGTCAGCGCCACCTGCATCGGGAAGCCCGAGCGCACGTCGCGGCCGATGATCTCGCCGACGAGATTACCCGTCAGTAGCCACGAGATCATTCCCTGCCACATCCAGTCCTCGACGCCGTGGCCATCGCCACCGGGATCGAGCACGTTGGACGGAGGGTCGAGTTGCTCTTTACTCTTACCCTTCCCGCGGAACACATCGACGGGTAGCTCACTGGCGAGCGAGGCGAGCAGGTCGATCGACGACCAACAGGCCACCGCCTGCAGCGACGCGGTGGGCGCGGAGAGGTCGACCGCGGAGTAATCGGTGGCCATGCTCTGCGCGTACATGGGCGGCGTCACCATGGCGTACGTCGCGCGCTTCTCTTTCGGGCGCGGCCACCAGACGCTCACGGCATCTTCCTATCGATGATCAAGAGCCACGCCGTTGCTGCCGCCCACGCCAACGGCTGCCAGACCTGGGCTGCGAACACCACGGATGTGATGATGGCCGCATAGCCCGGCGCGCCCCGCAGGCTCTTGCCTACGACCTCGGCCGCGCTGCCGGCAACCCGAGCCCACCCCGCGGTCAGTCGCGCCTTAGCCGGCAACGTGGCTGCCCTGTGAACCGACACCGCCACCCCCTGCGCTCACCAAATGTTATCGACAGGATCGGACCGACCCAAGATCAGGGGCGCGCGTACATGATACGTCCGTCGGGCCAGCGTAACAGCACACCACGGAGCAATATCAGATACCGAGTTACGGCGTGCCCAAGCGAACGCGTCGCCGAGCGGCCGACTCTGCGTGCCCTCGATCGCCACGTTCAACGGCGCCTGATCGATGTGGCGCACCTTGCCAGCGCGCACATCGGACGCGATGTCGCCGCACGCGGTAGCTACGTCGGCCGCATCCGGCACGTACAACTCGCCGCGCTTGGGGCGCTCGGGGTCGGCCGGCCGCCCGATGCCGGCGCGAATCAGTAGCTCGGCCAGGGTCTTGCCGCCCGGACCCTTGATGTCGAGCCCAAACCCGAGCGGATCCCATAGCTCGCGCAGACGCAGGAACGCGCCGACCACCCACTCGTACCCCGGTCGGTGGTCGATCACCTCGATGTGGCCGAGCCCGTCGGCGCGCGGCGAGTACACCCCGATCGCAGCGTGGTCGCGTAGCGGGGTGACGTCGGCCGCGAACGCCGACTCGACGCCGCGCCGCGAGCGCACCTCGACGCACGCCGGCCACTCGCGGGTGGGCACGTTCGGATCGAGCGGCGGCGTCGACTTTCGGGTGATGTTCAGGAACGCCCGGTCAAAATCCTCGGGCTGTTTGCGCAGCGCCTCCAACTCGCCGCGAACTTTGGCGATGGTGGCCGTGTGGTGCCACACCCCGTCGGGGTCACACCGGCACGGCGGGTTCGGGCACACGGCCGGCATGTTCGCCAGCCACGTCGCCTCGTCGTCACGGGGCGCCAGCAACACGCCATCCTTGTCGACCGGCGCCGACCACTCGGTGTAGAGGGTGCTCGGCCAGAGGATCCCCTCGGACCGCCAACCGTCCCTCTCGAACTCCCGCCAGAACTCTTCAATGATCTCGCGGCCGGCCGCGCGTTTCTCGTTCAGCGGCACGCTCGCCTCGGTGCCGCCGGCGCTGGCCCACCACAGTTGACTCATGCCGCGGGTCAGCATGGCGGGGCTCATCGCCTGTTCCATCCGGTTGTCCTTTTGGCTGAACAACTCGTCGATGAAACCGAGGTCGAGTGGCGGACCGTGGCCGCTGGAGTCGCTCGAACTGGCGAGGTTGGCTATCGAGCCGTTGTCCCAATCGGCACCCATCGCGCTCTTGCCCTTGCGCCCCTTGATCCGATCGGCGAACGGGCTCGACTCGACCAGCGGCAGGTACTCCTCCCGCCACCGGGACTCGGCCGCGGTGCCGTTCTGCGCCGAGTACATCATCCGCTGGCGCGGCCACGCGAGCGGACGGTGGGTGATGATCGCGAACGCGAGCGCGGTCTTGCCCATCTGACGCATGACCGACAGGCCCACCCGGCCGTACGCCATCGTCCCGGTTGCGGGGTTGACCTCGCCCGCGACGTCGAGTTCGTAGCGCTGCCACGGCATCGGTGGCGTGCCGAGCGCGGCCATGACCGCACCGACCCGCGGCCCGAGCGTCGGGAAGTGCGGCCGGCGCGGCATGCCCCACCGCGGCGGACAGGTCAGGCCGTAAAGATCATAAAGCTGCTCACGCAGATAGGACGGGCATTCCCAGGTCGCCGAGATCGCCACCGCCACCACCGCCCCTGGCCGGCGCGTTCCTGCCGGAGGGTTGCGGGGTGACGCGCTCGGTCAGTTTGTCCATCACGATCCGCAACTCACGCGAGAGCATCGTCAGCTTGGACGGGTCGGGGCACTCGTCCATCGCGGCGGCCAGCGTGCACGCCATCTCGGCCAGGCCGCGGTTAAGTCCGATCACGCCGTCGAGCGCGGCGAGGTCGGCGCGCACGAGCCCCTCGACGTTGCCCCACTTACCGAGGCACCGCTCGCAATAATGCCTGGTCACCGTGACCACCACCTCGGGCGCCGGCTCACCAACGCCCGGAATCACGAGCAGGTCGACCACGGTCACGTCGAGCGCCCCGGCCATCTCGACCAGACGCTCGACCGACACCGTGGTCCGACCCGTCTCAATCGAGCGGAATGTCTCAGTCGGGATTCCCATCCGCTCAGCCATGTCAGCGCGGGACCAACCACGTCGATTCCGTATCTCGGCGACGCGGGCCACCACAGTTTGACTATCCAATGTAGACACCTTGCCCACTCGACGCGAGATTACTGCGTGTAACTGTACCCCGGGGGTGTGACGGTTACACGCGTTCGGGGGGGATTTGCAGAGG